TGATTACTATTTTTTCTGGTAGTATTTTTGCTAATTGACCTATTACGTCATCAGCTTCTACTTTTTGAATGCTAAGTAAATCTACTGGAAGACATTTTAGATAATGAACTAATCTGATTACCTGATTTGTTATTGCATCAGATTCTTCTTCTCTATTATCAAATGTATCCCAATTTGTTAACCTTACAAGTTTCCTGTTTGCTTTATATTCAGGGAACATAAGACGTTTAGCGGTTGAACCACCAATGCCGTCAAATACAAAAATTACTCTTGTCGGTTTTATTAATCTGATTGCAAATCCAACAGACTTTAAAAACCCAGTCAAACCACCGATATGATGGCCTGAAGGGTTTGTGTGCATGATCATCACGAATGAACGGATGAACGTATTCATTGAATCAATAACGAGTACCTTGCTGTTTAAATGCAAGGTAGGCTCGTTAGATTCTTTTGATAAAGAATTAAAAATTTCTCTGAAAGTGCTATTCATTTTCTACTGTTTCATAAGCTTCTGTGTTGTCGGAGTCTGTTTCAATCACAACATCAAAGTCTTTTGAACCAAGTAGTTTAAGCCATTCTTCAGAATGTTCCTTTTTATAAACGTCTATAGCTTTTTTATCATCAGGTATAAATCCATGAACTGTCATTATAACAGTACCTTTAGTTGTTACACCTGTGATGTGATTCTTATCACAAGATATTTTAGTGCGCTTGGCGAACTCAACATCTCTACCATCTTTAGTCGCTTTAATTTTATTTGTACCACTGTTTGTGATATTACCAAAGGTTAAGATTAAAGCCGCATCGAAGAACATTGTATCTCCTCCTTTGTTTTTTAATCTAGGTTGTTCCATTGGCATTGTAGGTCTTGCAACCCACACCTTATTAACTGCAACTAAAGTATTAGTAAATGGTTGAGATTCCTTTCTAGAAAGGGTAATTTTTTGGTTTATAAAATTACCAAATTGTTGTGACATTGCTCCCGCATTCCACTCATTAGAATTCTTATTTGATTTGATAGATAATTCACAAGGAATTGATCCTACTGAATCCCATAAGAAACATAAATCGTGCGAAAGATTTCCATTCTTTTGCTCATCTAACATATTTGCTATAAACGACGATACGTCTTCGATCGAATTTAAGGACGATCTATCAACGTATATAAAAAACCCTTTATAGTCTAATACTTCATCGGTTTTATCGTCTTTGACTTCTTCTACTTGGAATCCCATTTGAAGGGCGTGCTCCCAAGACCACTTCATTTCTGTCATAATAATAACAGGAAGAATTCCCATTTTTTGACAGCTAACTGCTATTTCAAGCATTGTTGCTGTCTTACCTGTATCACTATGCCCTCTTAATAGAGTGAGAAATCCTTTTGGAATTCCAGGTAAGTTGAGAGCGTCTTGTACTGCAGATGAAAAGGGGATCCAGCTAACTGGTTTGAACTTTACATTCCCTTGTAAAAAATTTGCTTTTTTAAATTTTTCAACCCCTTTTATTGCATTTTGTACAGTCTCGTTTAATGACGGCTTATCTTTTTTAGCCATTATTTTTGATCAAATAATTTGGTGATCTCTTCGTCAATATTCTTCTTCTTCTTATCCCCTTTTACCTCTAAAGAATATTTATCTTCTTTTTTGTCTTTACCATCTTTATCCCAAGGTAGATCATCATCATCTTGTTTTTCTGATACTTTAGTTTCAACTGGTGCTTGATCTGGTTCATCTGATGCAGGATTCATATATTCAGTCAAAGCAGTTTTAAGTTGATCATAAGTTGGTTTATCAAAGATCACAGTTGGTTCAGGTTGTTCCTTTAACCACTTTTCAATCTCTTTTGGATCTTCAGATAGAACAGATGATGTTCTTTTTGGACGTACTGTAGTTTTATTAAAAGCTCTACCACTTTGATCAGGACCTACTGTTTCAACAATAAGGTCAGTTCCTGACATAACATCTGTAAAGTCGCCAATTTCTTCATCTTCAGCTAACTTACACATATCCATATAAACTTCTTTACCGAACTGCCACAATTTAACTCCTGCTTCTTCTTCACCTCTTACAATAACTGGTACAAAGATTTGAATCTTTGGCATCATCTTTACCCCGAACTTCCAATTTTCTTCTACATAAGGTTTTTGTGCCATTAACTTTTCAGCAAATTCGACAATTGGGTCTTTTTCTCCAAAATTAGTTAATGCCAACATTGTTCTGTTCCCGAATCCATAATGAAAGAAAAGTTCTTTAAATGGGTTTTCTTTATCAAATTTTGAAGGGACCACCCTAACTTGATGCTTACCTATTGCTGCCTTCCAAACGAATTCAGCTGATTTACTTTTTGATCCGCCACGAGACTGTAACGCACCTAATTTTTGTTTGATCAATTTTAGATCCATATGATATAAATTTATGTTAAAATTAATAGTAAAGAGAAAATCTCATAAAACCAACTACTTTCTAGTATTTTTTTTCTAGATATTTACAATATTATGTATTGAAGTTGCTATAATTTTTAGACCTCCTTCTTGAATAAGTAGTATTGAATTAGGGTAATCGCCCCAGTTTACAATATAAGAAGTGTCTAAAACTCCATTATTTAGTTTTTGTATTAATAAATTTAATGCATTTATAGTATATAACGTATTTGTTGATTTTTTTCTATGCAATAAAATTGTATTACTAATTTCTTTTGAACTTTCATTACCTGGTGTAATATTGTATGTACACATTAGTTCAAGTAAGTCAGGTGACTTTAATACATATATTTTTTTGAATAAAATATCGTAACGGTTTTTGATTACATCGATTGTATATTCAAGGCTATCCTTGGAAGTAAAAGTACAAAAAAGTCTGTTGCTCATTATTTAGTATTGAAAATCATTTATTGTTTTACTTCCATAAATAACACTATCAGCTGATACAGTAGTTTTTCCGGAACGTATTATTATAATTTGAAATTGACCTCCTGTTTTTGCATCGATCGTAAATCTTTGGTTATTAATACTTGACTTGCCTTCTGCAGCATATTGTACTGGAATAGCCCTTTCAGGGAATTGGTTCCAGCGAAATATAATCATTTTATCCCAAGATACACCTAATTGCTCACCAGATTTTTCAAAACGCTCAGCCATTGGTAAAGACAAATATCTTTTAAAATCATCAAAGCTTCCTTCTACACCCCATCCTGATCTCTCAACTCTATTATTGATTCGTAAAGATACTTGTTTTAAATCTTGACTGTTTAAAAATTTTGTAGGACTACCTCCTTTATCTTTTACAGTTGCTATTGTAATTTCACGAATTAAAGTACGTACTCTTTCACTGATCATTGATATTACTTATTGATAATATCTTATAAATATTGAGATTTCCCTAGGAAATTATAGTTGTCTCCATACTTTACCTTTACATAGTGTCCGTTTGATTCTATGATTTTCTTTATTTCGCTTAAGATTTGACCTCCTTCTTCTAAATCAAAGTCAATTAGAAATGAATCATAAACTACTAGTATAATCTTACTCTTATATTCTTTCATCTTTTTAATGATTTGAGATATAAGTTTAACATTATTCAATGTTTCTAAATTCTGAATGCAATAATTAAATGCTTTCAAAGGATTCATATTTTCATCCACTCTGATCTTTCTTCCACTAGGTAATGAAATGTACTCTCCCCATATCGAATAAATGTATTCATTCATCTTTTGGAAGAAAGGGATATCCATATATTCTGGCTTTACACCACCATATATGTTTTGGAATGTTATTTTTTTTGATTCATTATATTCGTCTTCAGTAAGTTCTTCTCTTCCGAAATAATACTTTCCTAACTCTTTATGAATTGACTGTTCTTTGAATTCATATCCTATCAAGTTAGCTATTAATCTAAGATGGTATGAATCAAAATCAAATTCTAAAAACACATCGTTTTTTGGAACGAAAGGTTCTCTACATCCATTTTCTTTATTTAATGCTAAAAAATTTATATTATTAAACGAATTGGTAGGACGACAAGTAGTATTATAAAGATTATATAATGAATATATTACTCCATTTCGAACAGATAGTTCAGGAACAATTTCAAAAAAATCTAATATTGTTTTTTCTACTTTTATCCCATTTGATTCTATCTCTTGGTATAGATTTACATATTGTTTATAAAACTCTACATTTTCTTCTTTACCGAATAAATTATTGTATTCATTATAAATCTGCTCATGCATTTCATAATGTTTACTAATAGGTATAATTTTATTAATATTTGCAGTCTTAGATAGCCGTCTATAAAAAAATTGATGAGCAGAAGTATACTTATCTTCAAGATGAATTACTTGTTTGCCTTGATCTAGTAACGTAAAGTTAATGTCAATCAACTTATCTGTATCTAAAAAGTATTTATGATACTTAGCATTAATACAATAAATCTTTTCGTGTTTTAAAATGAATTGTTTTATTAATTCAAATTCAATTGAGAATGATTCACAATGATCAATACAAAATATAAATCCTTTATTATTTCCCCTATAGTAAACCAAACTAGGATAACTTAATGCAGGATGCATTAAATCA